TTACTTTCAGCAACAATTCCAGGATTTACAATAAGTGTTTTATAAACATTTAAGTCATTGTCACAAATTTTTGTAATACTATCCCAATCTGAGTGCACCCATTCTCCTGTGTAAAACTCTAAAGCAGTGTCTATATTATCAATCGCTCTAGCATCTAGATGAGGCTTAAGAGCTTGATAACATTCTTTAAAATCTTCTGTTTTAAGAGAATAATACCACTTAGTAGTCATCATTTTACTAATAGAATGTTTACTTCCAAATATTGCAGTAGCATCTTTGACATTTTTAACTATTGTAACATTATAATCTAGAATAAGATTTTTTAATTTTACTCTAGGAATATTTACTCCAGGTAAAAAGTATAACTTATCCCCAATCTTAGGAATATATTCATCAGGAGAAATAGTAATGTTATTTTTAGTAATGTTATTTTTAGTAACAGCATTTAATGCTACTCCTGTATCTATTTTTATCCCAAGCTCTTGTATATCTAGATTACCTTTCCCATCGTGTTGTGTTGAATAACTATCAATTTCAAATATTAAAAAATTGTCCATATTTTTTTATTTTATAGCCATTTTAGCGACTTTTGGGTTTAACATTATTTTACTGAATTTAGGCTTATTACCACTTAATAATTCTTTGATAATATAATATCTTAAATCATCAGTAAAAGATTTACATTCAGTAGTTATTGTAGACAATCTTTGAATAATCCCATCAGAAATAGGACCCGTAGACGCTTTGTTTATGGAATAATTAATAATTCTAGTAGCAACTACACTTGAGATATCTGCTCTAAACTCGTCATCTTCTCCAATCATATCCTTAAGAACACCAAATACATATCCTTCATCTTTAGTTAAAATATCTTCAGGAGAAATTATCTTATCTAATTTATTATTGATAAACATAGTGAACATAGAACTAAAATCGTCTCCAACTGAACCTTCACCAATCATTTGAATCATCGGTAATTCATCTTCAAACTTTTGAATAGAACTAATAGAGTTAAAGAAAGTAGTTACACTTCTTGGATTAACTTTTTGAGTTACTAATTCAGGATTCATCAACATGAAATTAATACATCTACCATCAATGTTTACTGCTTCTGCCCAACGAGCCCATACATTTACATCATACTTTAACTCAACACTAATAAATCTAGTTTGTTGTGCAACATCTAAGCTAGTTACATTGTAATCACCATTGTCTGGATTAGTAGTCAATACTACGTGCCAGTTCTTAGGTAATTTCCAAGAAACATATTCTTGTCTATCACAAATTTCCATTACTGCTTGCATAAAGCGGTGATCCGCACGAGTAAAATCATCTAGAATAAGTACACCACCTTCACCTTTACCTTGAATCCACTCAGGAGCAGCATGTGACATTCTTTTATCTACAACTTTATACCCTTTTTGTCCTGCTAACTCAATTTCTTGTTCAGTTATCCAGGATACTTTTCCTTCAGCATTCTTAATTTTGTATTCTTTAATAGGGAAACCAATTAACATTATTTGTTATCTCTAAGGCTCTTTATCCTTAGATTCTGCATCTTTATATATACATGCAGTTCAGACTATATCATCACATTTCTATTATAGCTATTCTTGGTAGAATATCAAAATGTGTTCTGCGCTCGTGGATAATTTACCTTCATCACCACATGGTAAGGTTACTATATCTAGTCGTTGCTCCTTACTTATATTTCTATAAGTCTTGGGTCAGTATTGTCCATTTCAGGATGTTCACTGAGTTCACAGAATTTAAAGGGGACCTAATTGGTTTTTAATTTTATTTCAATATTAAAATTTGTTTTTCCAGATACTATCATCTTAGAGAAAAATTCCCATGCATTTTTTACATTATTAAAAGCAAATTCACCTTCAGAATAAAAATTAAAATGTTTACCCAAATAATTTGGGTTTACATCGAATTTTTTTATAGAAGTTTTGCTATTAGAATATCTTAATCTTATTCCGTCTTTACTTATACCTTTAATATAACCTCCAGTTAATCTTTGTACGTCTTTCTTAGTAATATTTAATTTTTCAGAAGCTTCTTCTTTGTCTTTAAAAGACTTTAAATAATTTCCAAAATAATCATATACTTCGACTGTACAAAAATCAAATTTAGTTTTATACTTTCCAGCCGCTCTACCATCAATAATTGATTTTGATAATTTTTGCTTACTATATATTGATAAAGTTTTAAGAACAGGATCTAATTGTAAATTAAAATTAGGTTTTAATGTATCTATGTAATATTTTTCTCTTAAAATTCTAGATTCTGGTGAACAAAATTCTAATATTTCGTATTTAAAACTGTTTATACCATATTTATTAAAAGCTTTTTGCATAAAATCATTTGAATGTTTGTTATTCAAAAGTTTTTGCCTATGTTCTAATAATCTATCGTATAAAGTTTTAGAACTACCTACATATGTTCTAGAATTACATGTTATCATGTATATTCCAGATTTTTGTCTTAGTTCTTTTGCGCTCAATTGAAGAATTGATGTTTTCATATACAAATATAATTAAATATTTGCTAAAAACTAAATATTAATCCCCTAATTCTTCTAATTGAGATAGATTTAGTTTTACAACATTTAATCCTAACTCTTCCCCTACTTGCAATATTGCAGAGGTTTTGCCTAGTCCAGCATCTCCTGCTATATTTACAGTAACTGGTACTTTACCTTGTGCTTGAATAAATTGATTATTGCCTACAATATGCTTAACAAAATCTTTTAATTCATCCACATTTAATTTTACTTGACTCATATTTATTTAATTTTTTAAAGTTCTAATTTAATTACTTGACCTGGAAGACTTTCATTTAGGTTTGATCTTTCTGACAATACCCATAGTATTTTTCCTGAAGGTTTCATAGATGTACTACATTCACCATCAGTAAAATATATTAAACTTGTAAATTGTCGATTTTCCATAAAATACTCCAACACAGGATCAAACTCTGTTCCCCCTCTACCTGATACTTCTAATTCAAATTTACCTTTGTAGTCTTTAACACTAGTAATTTGAGTATCACATTGCACTATAGTAATATCTACTCCAGCTTTATAGATATGATGTATCTCATTCATGAATTCTTTAAGCTCACTATCACTTACAGATCCCGAAGTATCTATAGCTAATAGCATCTTTTGCTTCATCTTAATTTTAAGACCAGGATTACCATCATATCTTTTATTTTCCTTTCTTCTAATTTTCTTAGTGAAAATCTTAGTAGAAACTCCTGTAAATCTTCTGATGTATCCCTTCCAATTAAATTTAGGAGGCACTAATGCATCTAATTTAATCAAAGCGTCCATTTCTCCTGGAACATGTCCTTGCTTCTTAAGAGTTTGCTCTTTAGCATTAGAAAGTAATCTTTGCGTTTGTTTTTCTATAAGCTTTTGTTCAGCTTCTGGTAAATTTTCAAACTCTTCCCAAGTACTATGATCAGGCAAACCGTCACCATCTCCTTCACCATCCATTGGGTCACATAGTTTATCAAAGGCATCACTGCCACTAGTACCGTTCTTATCCTTCTCTTCTTTAGCTTCTTTGAGCATATCGTAATAATAACGACAGCCTGCTCTAGTATCAAGATTTAATTCTGGATAATTGTCAATATTAATTCCTCCTTTAGGTAACCATTCAGGGATAATATATTGATTAATTTCCATATCCATAGCTATATTAGCTAGTTTCCTGTCAGCAAATTTAAAAAAGATACCAAGGTGCCCAAATGCAATATGCAAGAGCTCATGCTTAAGTAAACCCAATCTGTGATCTTCAGATAACTCTTCCCAAAAAGTAGGATTGATAACCAATTGATAATTGATTCCTTGTTTACTAACGCCAGCCGTGGGTACTTTAGCGTTCCATAATTTATTTAGTAAAATGAGAAAGAACCCGTAATAGGGCTCTTTCATCATTAAATCTTTACTAGTTTTACTTAATGTGTCTGCTCTATTCATAGTTTTTAATTTTTAATTTAATAATATCCACTGCTTCTGTAGTACCTAGGGCCTTTACCAAGTCGCTGAAATCAGTAACTTTAGGCATTTCAGGTAC